TTTCCGTATTTCTTCTCTGTTTCTTTCTGAAGAACAGTCTTTCCTTTAATCTTTTTTCCTGGTTTACCAGATGATCGATTTGGTGCTCTACGATCAGAACCATCATGTCCTATACCATATTTTACGAGACGATCATCTCTCATACGATCATATCCCTCTTCTGAGATATTCTCTTCACCAATCTCACCAATAGATACGCAAGGATCTTTAACACCCATTGAACGGATCTTATTTTTTACCAAATTGAGTTTGGCATAAGTTCCACGCATATCCTTTTCTTTTTCTTTAGGCTTTTTTTCACAATCAGGAGTGTTTATCTTTGATTCTGAATATGCTTCCTTTTCTTTTTTCTTTTTATCACAAGCTACTTTTTCAGCAAGTGTACTTAATAAAGTTTGATGAGCAAAAGAAGCATAGATACCACCTCTAGAACTGGTAACTGATGGATCATCAGTTTTATTATTTGGAGCAATCTTAATTGCACCAGACTTATAATTATCTACATTCTCACCAGTAACTTTTTTCTTATTTTTTCCTTCTGTAGAAACAGTTCCATCAGCAAGAAAAGTTTTTTCATATGCATATTGAACTGAAGCTTGAACATCCTTTCTGGTATCCTTACCATCTGGTGTGCCACCCTTCTTGCGTTGAATAGCATTATGAACTGAACCAGCATGCTCTTGTGATGGAGTTTCTGTTTTACCATCTCCATCATAATCTTTCTTAGCTTTAGGAGCACCACCACCTGTTGCTCTAGCAGTTTGTGTTCCGTGCTTTCTCTCACCTTCATAAGCATCACCATGTTCTGTCATTTCAACAGATTTAATATTAGGATTTTGACGAAGTTGTGTTATCTTCTCACGATCACCATATCGAATATATGATCTACCATCAGTACCAGTAACCCTAATCTTATATTTGGTTTTTTCTTCCTCGTCCAATTGATTTAAATAAGCAAGTTCAATTGGTCCTACTTCATCATTTTCTACAAATACTTTATATAATGCATTTGCTAAATTATCTGATGCCCATTCATCAGCACCAACAATATATTTCTCACTAACACCACCACCTTCTTTACCAAATAACTTTCCTCTAACCTCAGTTCTTTCTTGTTGACTCAAACTACTGTTAGACATGTACTGTGAAAAAGCAGCTTTAAGATCTATATCTTCTCTACGAGCACGATATCTTATATCATATACAGCTTGACGAATTCTTTTTGCAGAACCTTCTTCTACAGAACCACCACCTTCACTACCACCTTTTTTTGCTGCAGGTTTTGCTGCAGGTTTTGCTGCAGGTTTACCAGAGTCACCACCTTCAGCTTTAGCTGCTGGTGTAGGAGCAGGAGAATGTTTTCTTGCTGGTAATTCTTCAACGATATTTTTACTCATTGGAAAATTTCACTAACTTTTTCTTACCTTGTATTTATTTATGAATTGTATACCCCAGCTACTTCCAGGAACTAAACTCTGAACGTACTTAAAGTGTGCATCAGTACCAACTAAACGTTGATTTGCAGGTACACCAGATGTAGTAGTACCGTTAACTACAGATTCAGATACATCCTTAATCCATGATTTAAACATTATATCATCTTCAGTAACACAAATTAAATGATTAGTACCTCTGCGAATAATTCTACCAATTAATCCAGTAGTTACATCCTCAACTCTAGTACCTATATCAAAAATCTCTTTTTTAATATATGCCTCACGAAGATTCTGTGGATCGTCTTTAGGAGCTACTTCCCAAATATTCCAACACTCATTAACCTTTTCAGCACCCATTGCTTGACGAAGACCAACAAAATAATCTTTTGCATCCTTTCTTTTCATTAAAGGAATTAAATCCATTGCAAGTAATGGTTCTCCATTTTTATCAACTAAAGGATCACCTGTCTTTGGATCTGTTTCTACTATTGGTTCTCCAAATTCATCCTCTGCTGGAACTTCTTTATGAAGATTTTTATAGAAAGATTTAAAATCATCTTCTAGTGCAGCTAACCTCATTCTAGAAGCAGAATATCCTTCCATACCTTCAGAATCATCATCTCTTTCACCTGATGAAATAGTTTGTAAATTATCAAACTGATATAATGCACCATTGTAATTTGTAGATAGTTTTTCAAACTGTTTTACTCTATCCTCACCAGCAACAATATTTACATTTGTATATCCATCATTATGAGCTTTCTTTAGTACATCAAAAATTGTATTATTCTGAGGATCATTTACAATCTTTGCACTATGATCTGGAAATAAAGATCTCATTGTAGAAACCTTTGAATCAGCATCAAAAGGATTCTTCTTAGGATCATTAGTACGAGAAGGAACAATCATATAATCATCACCTTCACCTTCTACTGATTGTGCTGCCATATCCATTAACTTTCCATGACCTGCATGTGGTGGATTAAACCTACCAAATCCAATAGTTAAAGTTCCTTTAGTTTTTGGAACTGGTGGAGGACCTGCTTTTAAATCTGGACTCTGAACTTGAGATTGAACGGCTGCTTGTTGTTCTGCTGCAGCTTGTGCTTCTATTTCTTCTGGAGAAGGTTGTGCCTGTTGTTGTGCTTGTTGACCTTCAGGTGGAACTTCCATCTTAGATGATGAAAGATTTCTTTCCTTTTCAGATTGTGCAGGATCTTGCTGACCTATTTTTTGTCTCTTATTATAAAACTTTAAAGTTCCTTTTACAGTCTTTGCTATAAACTCACCACTCTTTCTATCATACCATCCACCATGACCATCACCTTCTAATCCCAATCTTGCTGCTTGTTGAGATGCAGTGGTTTCGGTTAAAAATTGTAAAAAAGATTTCATCAGTTCTGTATTAATTTCAGTTTAATAGATTCCTTATTAATAATAATGTATTGTAATATTTCATTAACCTTTACCTTATATTTATCATCTTTTTTATCTGTTAAGCATAAATGCACAAAAAGAACAAAAGATTCAAATAAATCACCACGAACTTTTTTTAATTTTTTAAACTCAGAAATGAGTTGTTCTATTAAATTATCCATTAATTATATGTTTGATCAGTTCTAGCAGAAGCAAATTCTTTACTTCTTTCATCAACCTTAAACATTCCCCCAAGAGCTTCCAAATAATGTCTTGGATACATTGAATATGTTTTTGGATCGTTTTTTGTTTTATTTGATTTATTTTCCCATTTATATCTAAATTGCATAACTGGTTCAGATATACCTTCTGCTCTTATAAGAATACTAGGATAATCAGTTTCACGATACTCTACACTATAAGTTAATCCTGCCAAAAGTTGTCTAAAAGTATCATCAACTCTAAGCATCTTTCCTCCAGTATATACTGTATCACCACCAATAGTTTTACTTAATAACTTTATAACATCAAGATCAACTCCATTACTAAATCCTTGAACAATATAATTTGCAAAAAGTTGATTTGGAAAATTCCTTTGCAACTGCTCTGCAGCATCTCTATATACCCCTTTGGCAGCATTTGCTATAATTGGTGGTATATTAGTTGCTACCAATGCAGATCTAGTTGCATATTTTTTTTGAAAAATACCTTCATCCAAATAAGTTTGCATAGAAGTTTGCCATGCAGTTCTAGCAGTTTCAGATATAGTAACACCTAATTGAGAAAATAAATTTTCAAATTGCTCCCATTCACCACCACTAACCTGTGCGAATTGTTCACCACCAGGAACTTTACACGAAACTGCAAACGGTGGAAGATCTCTCAATCGTGGATCTGTTGTTGATATTGAAACAGTACAGTCTGCCTTTACAGTCCTTTGATCTACTAATCCATCAGCAGTAATATTAATAGTATCAACTATTCCATTAAATGCAGCTTGTCTAACCTTAAAATTCAACATAGAATGTTGATTAACAATAGCAGCAGATGCTGTAAGAAAATCATTTATCTCTGCGTACTGCCCATTCATATTAAGAATAAAATTATTAACAGCTCTAGGAACACCAATAGAAACATTTAAAAAGTCAGATACTGGTGCTTCAAACCATACATCAGGTTCTGTTGATGCACTATAAGATTTAGTTTGACCACTTGAAGCATATAAATTACGTAGCATATTACCAACATCAGTACCACTAACACGAGGCAATGTTTTAATCTCTTCCCTTTCAAGAGAAGGATCTTTAGCCATCACCATTCTTCTATATCTATCAATACTTCTTTGAGCCCTAGTCAAATCAACAAATCTTTTATAAAATCTGGCAGCAACTGCAGCTGCCCAAACAGCTTCAAATACATATCCCCTATTAGCACGAGCTCTTGTAAGTTGAGTCCTAGTACCTAAAACCATAATACTTTTTTCAAGTATTTATTTAAAGAACTCTATCTTCCATCCATCTATTAATAGTAGTATCATATTCAGCAGTATGTCTGAATGCTTCTACCATAAATTGTTCTCTTAAAGTCTCAGGTTTAATTGATATATTACCTTTGATTGAATCCATATAAATCCCATACTGATGTGGGTTAGTCATTACAGCAACATCCTTATAATTCTTTGCTGCTGATCTTACCATACTAGGACCACCAATATCAATATTCTCAATTGCATCTGCAAGAGTTACATCTGGTTTAGCAACTGTTTCTGCAAAAGGATATAAGTTTACTGCAACAATATCAATATGCCCAATATCATTTGCTTTACGATCTAAATCGTGTACAGGATTACCACGTTGTGCAAGAATACCACCATGAATCTTTGGATGTAAGGTCTTTACTCTTCCATTAAGAATCTCTGGTGATCCAGTATAATCAGAAACCTTAGTTACAGGTATACCTTCTGCTGCTATTACAGAATGTGTTCCACCACTAGAAATAATGGTATATCCATAATCAACTAGAGATCTTGCAAAATCTACAATACCTACTTTATTTGATACACTCAGTAATGCGTAATTCATAGATCACCTTCTGCACGGTTTTCTGAATGATGAACATCAAACTCACCACCAGGATATCTCTTCTCTAACTTCTCTACATTCATTTCAATTATCTCATCAATTGTAGTATCAAGAGTCATACACGCTTGAGCAACATACCACATAATATCTCCAAGTTCTCTTTTCATATGATATAAATTATCAGCATTAACTGGTTTACCTTGAAATACAATCTTCTTTACTATCTCAGTAAACTCACCTGACTCAGCACACATACCAAGAGCAGCAGTTAATAAACGATGAACAGGAAGTCCATCACCACTTTCTACTGATTGTATCTGAAAGCATCTAGAATTAAATGAGATATAATCCTTTGATTCTTGAGATGTAACTCCATCTACAAACTCAAGGTACTTTTGCGTATCTACTTGTCTATCCATCAAATTTAAATCCTGCGAATGATTTTTTAGGTTTCTTTTCTTCATGTGGATTATACTCCTCTTCTTTCCCACTGTCAAGGATATCCTCTTGTGCTTTTTGTTCAACATCATACAA